TGACGGTTCGATCACGGTGTCGTTGGACGATAACCCGCTGGAGCGCGCTGAGGGTGCGTCGAGCGGCGACTGGTTCGACAACCTAGTCGATGAAATTGACCCCGCCGAGCTTAATCGCATCTCCGCAGACCTGATGCGCGGCATCGATGATGACCTCATGTCGCGTAAGGACTGGATCGAGAACCGCGCTCAGGGCGTGAAGCTGCTTGGCCTGAAGATTGAAGTGCCTTCGCTTCAGGGCGCGACCGATGGTGCGCCGGTTGAGGGCATGTCGAAGGTCCGCCACCCGCTGCTGCTTGAGGCTGTGCTGCGTTTTCAGGCGAATTGCCGCTCTGAACTGCTGCCGACCGATGGCCCGGTGAAGATTCGCAACGACGACAACACCGCCACGCTTGAAGAAGACCAGATTGCGAACGCTCTGGAGCGCGATCTCAACCACTATCTGACCTCGACGGCATCCGAATATTACCCGGATACCGACCGCATGCTGCTGATGCTGGGCTTTGGCGGTACGGCCTTCAAGAAGGTCTATTACTGCCCGCTTCGTAACCGGCCTGTCTCGGAGACAGTGGACGCTGACGACCTAATCGTCAACAATGACGCGACTGATCTGTCGAACGCCAAGCGCATCACCCACCGCATCATGATGCGCCCTTCGGTCGTGAAGCGGATGCAGATTCTGGGCGTTTACCGTGACGTTGAACTGGGTACGGCGCTTGCTCGCCGCCTTGATCCGTTGCAGCGCGAAGAAAAGGACCAGCAGGGTATCTCGGCTGAGAGCACCAATCCGCTGGATCGCGACCGTGAAATCTACGAATGCTACTGCGAACTGGACATCAAGGGCCTTGAGCACAAGCACAAGGGCAAGATCACGGGCCTCGAAATCCCGTATCGCGTGACTATCGACGTTTCCTCGAAGGAAATCCTGTCGATTGTGCGCAATTACGACGAAGAAGTCGCTGACTTGCCGGTCGCCCGCAAGGTGTTCGTGAAGTACACCTACGTTCCGGGCTTTGGGTTCTACGATATCGGCCTGCTGCACATTCTTGGTAACACCACGAATGCCATTACGGCTGCTTGGCGTGAGCTTCTGGACGCTGGCATGTACTCGAACTTCCCGGGCTTCCTGATGGCAGACACCGGGGCGCGTCAGAACACCAACATCTTCCGCGTTCCGCCCGGTGGCGGCGCTCTGGTAAAGACTGGCGGCATGCCGATCAGTCAGGCAATCATGCCATTGCCGTACCAACCGCCGAGCCAAGCCCTGATGGCGCTGGTCGATAACATGGCGCAGACCGGTATGCGCGTTGGCGGCACTTCGGAGCTTCAGGTTGGCGAAGGTCGCCCTGATGCGCCGGTCGGAACCACGCTGGCCATGATCGAGCAGGCGACGAAGATCGAAAATGCGGTCCACAAGCGCCTTCATGCCGCTCAGGCTGAGGAGTTCCGCCTCCTTTGCGAGTGCTTCCGGCAGAACCCGGAGTCGTTCTGGCAGCGTAATGCCAAGCCTGCGATGGCTTGGGACGAGCAGATGTTCCTTTCGGCGCTGGAGAACTTCGACCTGACGCCGCAGGCTGACCCGAATACTGCCTCGCACGCCCAGCGGGTGATGAAGATCACTGCTCTGAAGCAGCTTCAGGCTGCCAACCCGTCGATGTACGACCCTATCGCCATCGACACTGCTGCATTGCAGGCAATTGGCTGGTCGAACCCCTCGCAGTTCATGGCACCGCCGCAGGCTCAGAAGAACCCGCCGCCAGAAATGATCCAAGCCATCGCCAAGGTGCAGAACGACACCAAGACTGCCGATGCCCGGATGATCGAAGCGCAGGCACGGATGCAGGAGACGCAGGCAAAGATCCAGCAGGGCGCATTTGCGCCCAAGCAGCCCTCGCAGGGTGGCGGTGTAGACCCGCAGCAGGGTCAGGCAGCTATGGTCAAGGCTCAGGCAGACCTGCTCAACGCCCAAACCAAGGCTGGTGAAGTCGGTTTGCGCCATCAGGAGCGCATGGCAGAGGACGAAAACCGCGATCTGGACCGTCAGAGCCGCGAACGTGTCGCCATGTTGCAGCTTGCACGCGATATCGTGATGCATCCTGAGGCAGAAGAGCAGATCCAGCCGCTTCTGGAGCCTTCTGAGAAGAAGATGAACGAGGAGTAAGGGTATGGGCGGGAATACTTCTACTCCGGCGACAGGAAAGCTGTCATCGAGCGCGCAATCGACGCAGCAGCCTGTCGGGACCAACCCCGCCCAGACCAATTCCTATGTCGGAGCGCCGATGGGCTACGGCACGGCAACTGGAAAGCTATCGAACTCCGCGCCGATGATGCAGCAGCCCGCTTTTAACTACTTTCCGTCTGCTCATGTCACTGGTCCGACCGATCCGCGCCAGATTACGAACTTCACTGACCCGATTAACCGCGCACCGCTGGTTCATGTGCCCACTGCTGCCGAAGTTGCCCTGCAAAACATGGCAAGCAACTTTGGCGGGTATGGTGGTTTTGGCGGATTTGGCAATCTGAACTCCTCCTTCAACACCATGGGCTATGCTGGTGGCGGAAAGGTGGATGGAGATCATCACGAAAGAATGCTAAGACTCGCTCACGAGATTTTGCTCAAACGAGGTGAGTGATGAGGGACCCAAAGGCGATCCGCAAAGCCATTATGACCGCAAAGTCGGTCGCAAGGCTGATTGATCCGCACTTTGGGCGCGTCCCACTGCCTGAATTGGGCGGTTTTGGCGCTGATGAGCCTGTTATAGAGCATTCCCCCATGATCCATGCGGCTTATGATGAGCCGATGCCTGATCATTTTGCCGCTGGTGGCGGTGTAGGCGATGAAAACCCCTACGCTCAGCCGAATGACATGGGCTTCTACAGTCAGGCTGCCGTATCTGCTGCTGATCTTCCTAAGTCTGGATCTCCCGACCAGATGAAGGAAATTCTGCTCAGGAGACCGGGCATTAAGCCTTCTGAGTTTGAATGGTCTGGCTATGATGAGGCGTTTGCTGACCAGCCGCAGATTACCCGTCAGCAGATGGCCGAGCACTTCCATGGCAATCTCCCGCCAGTCGAGGAGAAGGTGTTCCAGAAATACCCGCATCCGCATGAGGAGAAGGCCCTCAGCAAGAAGCGTCAAGACATTATCAGCAGGCACCAAGCCGCCGTTCGAGAAGACGCTAACTACGATCCGGGCGGTGATCGTTGGAACCAAATCATGATGGAGGCGCAGGCCGAGCGCAACGAAATGCGCCGGAAGTACGATCCTCCTCACCATGAGCAATACACAATCCCCGGTGGTAAGCATTACCGCGAAATCCTGCTGAAGCATGGCGGGGAAGAGCAATTCCGCGGCGTTGATGTGCACTTCAAGGGTGAGCCTAATGTCCTTGCCAGCATGATGGTCAAAGATCGCCAAGATCATGAGGGCGACAACGTCATGCACATCGACGAGCTTCAGAGCGACTGGGCGCAGAAGGGGCGTGGGCTTGGTTTTGATAAGCCTTTGTCTGAGCGTGAAATTTACACAATCAGGTATCCAGATGGTACGACAGAATATAACGTACCCGGTCTGCAAGAGGCGCAGCGTGCTGCCGCTGAAGGTGGTGGTGAATACGAACTTTCAATGACCAAGCCTGCTCGCGGTATCGACCGCGCTCCTTACGTCACTAAGACTGAGGATTGGGTCGATCTGGCTCTGAAACGCGCTTTCCTTGAGGCGGCTGAGAGGGGCCATGATAAGCTGGCATGGTCGCCGGGAAGCATCATTGCTGATCGGTATAACCTCGCCAAGCATGTTGGTGACATCCACCATGAAAAGAATGATGATGGCACTTATAACTTGATCGTCAGAGATCATGATGGCGATACCATTCTGAAAGAGGATGAGTGGGAGCCAAAGAAGCTGGGCGATTACTTCGGCAAGGGTGTTGCTGACCGCATTCTCGCCGGAGAAGGGGAAAGCGGGAAAGAAGCTTACGACAAGCATTTTGAAGCCCGTAATAGGGTTAATAACTTCCTTGACATGGCTGCTGATAAGTTTGCTGATCAAGAGGTTGTGGATGTTCCTGATGAAGATCGCGCTCTCTTCCATAGGCACGCCAAGAAGGTTTGGAAGAATGCCCTCGATAGAGAGCCTGAAAAGTTCCTTGGTGAGTTGGGGCTTCTTGACGACTACAAGGATGTTCATTGGGATTTGCAGGATGCCGAAAAGGCCTTGAAAGAAGCCCCGATCTATTCACCCTATCGCGACTGGCGCAGGCTTTCTAACCTAGATCTACAGGTTGGAGAGAAGTGGCCGTTTGAGATGTATGACCGCATGATCCCCAAGCGGGCGTTGCGGCTTGCCAAGCAGCATGATCCTGATGCCCAGCTTGTGAAGTCAATCATCAAGCACCCCGATCAGCATTATGATGATGATGAGTGGGAGGAGGGTGTCTATACCCCCAACGCTGAGCAAACTGAGCTTCAAGCCATCAAAATCACGCCCAAGATGCGCGAAAGCATCAGAAAGAATGGCTTCTCTGCTCATGCTAGGGGTGGCGCTGTCGATGGGTACGCTGACGGCGGTGAGGTTGATGACCATGTGGTAGATAATCCCATGTCGATCTTCCCTAAGCCGCAGCGCATGTGGGATGAGGACATGCCGGGTGGCGCTTACCTGTCGATGCCCGACAAACAGGATGTCACTGGACACCGCGCCTCAAGCGCCTCAATTGGGATCGGTGAAGGCGGTAAGCCGTACTTCAACGCCTCGCGTGATCCTGCCGAAGTGACTGGTTCGCCCGGTCGCGGCAGCGCAACGGTCAAGACCAACCTGTTCAAGCAGAAGGCTGGCTGGAAGTGGTTGGATACGCCTGAGGGGCACGACAGCACCAATACGCTTGTTTCGGTCGAGCATCGCGGCAAGCACCACTACGTGCTTCACGCCCACTTCCCGAAGGGCGTTGACCTCGCCCGGTACCCGGATGCGCCGTCTGAGCCGCGCCTGCGCCCCACCACCAAGGGCAACGTCGAGCTTGGGCCGCAAGTTGGTTCGATCTCGGTTCGCGGTAAGGAGCACCCGGTCCACGCCCACGCCATCGTCAAGGCGCATGGCGGTGAAGTTGAGGATTTGCATTTTGCCAATGGTGGTGATGTCGATACTGAGCTTTTCAAGCAGTACATGAAGAAGATCCACAGCCCGCTGAGCGAGGACCCTGCTGCCGTGCAGCACGCTCTACGGATTGCGCAGACATACCGGACCCATACTAGCGGACCGATGAAATTCCAGACTGGCACTGGCGGATATTACAACGTTAATCAGCCAATGGATGTTGATGATGTTACATCGACTATCCGTAAGATCAAAAATGTCACCCCTAAAGCTCCTGTGTCTCGCACTTGGGAGGACTTCGTAAAAGAGGGCAGCGGCGGGACACTGGTCAGTCTTGGCGGCGATAGGTCAAACCTTGGCCGTATGACCCACATTAACGGCAAGAAGCTTGCGTGGCCTGTCGATCTTCATGCTGGCCCCAAATACATGCTGGAACCCAACAAGGGGCAAGTTTGGGCGAACAATAAATCGCACACTGCTGCGTTCAACAGCATCATCGAAGAGGCATCGAAGCGCGGACCGGTATTTGGGGTTTACACCCCTATGGGGCCGCAGTCCGTCGATAGCGCGCACAATATGTTTGATGCTGTCATGGCGCAAATCCCAGACAGTGAAATCAGCGCAGAAGATGCGAAGCAGTTTGATGAAGATCTAAAGGCAGGCAAGCATTTTGTCGGCCTTGCGCCTGACAAGGCTGCTGCCAAGGCGGCAAAGGCTATGGAGAAATGGCCCGGAATTCTGAACGCAAAGAAGGCAAGCAAGTTCGCCCGCACGCTGCCCGGTACGCATCGTTCTGCGATTATTGCCTACATGGATAAAACGCCGATGCTCAAAAAGGGCTTCCCGGCTATCGGCGTCACTCGCGCCGCCATTACGGACTCTGATGTCAAAGGTGCCCAAGGCAACATGATCGGGCATCGCATTGTGCGCCTTTCGAGCACCGGCAGCGGCGAAGATCCATCGTTTGATCACTCCACTTACACTGATCCAACGCATGGTGAGTATTGGGGTGATGTGCCGTTGGTTCAGCGGCATTACGCCATGCCCAGAGCAGTTGAGCAGATGGTGATGAACCCGACTAAGGCGGGTCAAGTGGTCCACCCATATTCTGAAGAGCCGAGAGGGCGTGATGCAGCTCGCGGCTTGTTCAACTTCTACAAGCGCCAAGAGCCTGTTGATCAGCGGATGCTCGACAGTGTGATGATGGGCATGGAGAACCAAGAGAAATATGGCTTCAAGAAGGGCGGAGCCGTCCGCAAAGCCTTGATGATTGCTAAGGGCGTGAAAAAGAAGTAGAGTCGCTGCGCGTCACGCTATTCGGCGCGTATTCGCCGGTAACTCGGTAAGACAGGAGACTGTATGTCGGAACTCTCAAGGCAGGCTCGCCGCGCTATGCGGGCCAAAATTCATCGCATCACCAAGGGTGAAAGCGGCAAGGTAGACGCTTCTGACTACGGTCCTGAAGAAGTTCTTAATGCTGGTGTCAAGAC